GTGGTGTTTGGCAATTTGAACATCAAGAATGCCAACCCCAAGGCCGAGGAGATTGGTCGCCAGCAATTAGGCGACATCATGCGTGCGATTGGCTTGGCAAAGGTTGCCGACACCGACCAGTTGATTGGTGGCCAGATTGGCATCAAGCTGGAGGTCAAGCAAGACGCTCAGTATGGGGCCAGCAACGAGGTGAAGGCTTTTAAGTCTTTGTCTGGAAGTGCAGCGCCTGCGGCCTCTATGCCACAAGGCCAAAGCAACCCTGCGCCATCTGCTGGCAAGGCAGCGCCACCGTGGGCTAAGAAGTAAGCAAAAGAAAGCCCCGGCTGATGAAGGCCGGGGCAAAGTTCCCAACAGGAGAAACCATGAAAATACCCGAGAGTGATCATAACATTCAGGCGCTGATTGACAAGCACCATGAAGCCACTGCCGAAGTGCCTCGCCCACATCTTGGGGCCAGTAGTTTGGGCCATGTGTGCGACAGGTGGCTATGGCTGTCGTTTCGGTGGGCTGTTCAGCCTGAGTTCTCTGGCCGCATCCTGCGATTGTTCCGCCGTGGCCATCAAGAGGAAGCCAACATCATCAGTGACCTGCGTGCCATTGGTCTGGATGTGCGCAAGGTGTCGAGCCAGCACCGGGTTGATTTTGGCAGCCATGTCTCGGGTTCGCTAGATGCAATCATCGACTCTGGTGTTCCTGAAGCGCCAAAGACCAAGCATGTGGCCGAGTTTAAAACGCATAGCAAGAAGTCGTTTGATGCGCTGGTGAAAGATGGCGTGGAGAAGTCCAAGCCCGAGCACTTTGTGCAGATGCAGGTCTACATGGCTGGCACTGGTCTGGACCGTGCGCTTTATGTGGCCGTCTGCAAGGACGATGACCGCATCCACACCGAGCGCGTGAAGCTGGACAAGGATGTGGCCGACAAGGCCGTGCGCCGGGGCCATTACATTGCTTTGAGCGACAGGATGCCGGAGCCGATCAGCACCGATGCGAGCTGGTATCAGTGCAAATTCTGCGATGCGCATGAGTTCTGCCATGAGTCCAAGACTACCAAGCATGTGAACTGCCGCACCTGTGCGATGGCCACACCATTGTCAGACTCAACCTGGCACTGCGGCAAATGGGACGATGTGATTCCGGTGGATGCACAGCGCAATGGCTGCGAGAGTCATGTCCTGCACCCTGATCTGGTGCCGTGGCAGCGCAAGGATGGGCCGGACGAATGGACAGCAATTTACGAGATCAATGGCACAACTGTGGCCAATGGCGACCCAGAGCAAGAGGGCGTGTTCAGTAGCAAGGAACTGCTGGCAAATGCTGGGGCTTGCGCTGATAAGGGCTGGACGCAGTTGCACGATATGCGCAAACAGTTTGGTGGAAGGGTGGTGGCTTGATGTTATGATGAATCATTGTTCAATGTGAGTGCATCATGGCAAAGAAACACGAATTTCACCCTGAGTTTTCCAAACTTGCAGCTACTGGCATTCGTGCCAGGGAGTTGGGACAGACGCTGTATTTCACTGGTAAAAGATGCCTGAAAGGGCATCTGTCGCCACGATACGCATCGTCTGGTAACTGCGTCGAGTGCATCGCCAATGCCCGTGGCAAAGCCTCAATCAATTCAAGCGGAAGATCCAGCAAGAGATCTGCCGTTAATCACGCCGCAGCACTGGCCGCAATAGATGCTGGGGCTTTGGAGTATGTGTCAGACGCTGCCTGCCCAAATGGACATTACCGTCGATATGTGACCACCAACAACTGCATTGATTGCGATGTTGAGTCACGAACCAAAAGAGCAGAAAAAGCGCGATGGGCACGAATCAAAAAAGAATATGGGCTGTCTGAATTGGACGTTTCGCAAATGCTGAATAAGCAAAATTGTCAATGTGTGATTTGCACTATAAATATTGAACCCGGCTATCACATTGACCACTGTCATTCGACAGGAAAAGTTAGGGGGCTGCTCTGTCAAAAATGCAATCAAGCGATTGGATTATTGCGAGAGAGTGAGTCGCTGTTTTTTAAAGCTGCTCAATACATCAAGGAACACAATGCAACTGCGTGAATATCAAACACGCGCACTGGACATGCTTTATGCGTGGTTTGAAAAGAACATGACAGGCCATCCAGTGCTGAATATGCCAGGCGGTTCTGGCAAGTCTGTGGTGATTGCATCGCTGGCAAAGGATGCACTACAAAACTGGCCGGACACGCGCATCTTGATGCTGGTGCATTCCAAAGAACTGATTTTGCAAAACGCGGACAAGCTGCGCAAGCTGTGGCCAGGCGCGCCACTTGGCATTTACAGCGCCAGCGTCGGCAGGCGCGATCTTGGGGAGCCGATCACATACGCTGGCATTGGCTCTGTGGCAAAACGTGCCAAAGAGATTGGACACATTGACCTGTGCATCATCGACGAGGTGCACGCTGTCTCAACTGCTGAGAGTGGCATTTATCGCAAGCTGATTGCCGACCTGTTGGAGACCAACCCGGCCATGCGGATTGTGGGCCTTAGCGCCAGCCCGTATCGTCTTGGGCAGGGTCTGATAACAGAAGGGCCGACTGCGATCTTTTCTGAGATTCTGGAGCCTGTGAGCATTGAGGAGTTGGTCTTCAAAACCCACCTTGTGCCGCTGCGATCAAAAATAACCAAGCACAAGCTGGACACTGATGGACTGCACAAGCGCCAGGGTGAATACATCGCATCCGAGATGGAGGCCAAGTTCAACACCGATGACCACAACAGCGCCGTGGTGCAAGAGATCATCGAGAAGGCAAGCAGTTGCAAGCACTGGTTGATTTTTTGCTCTGGTGTTGCGCACTCTGAGGCCGTGGCTGAGTGCCTGCGTGCTTCTGGCATTGCTGCCGAAGCCTTGGACGCAACGCATAGCAAAGCGGAGCGAGAACGCAAGCTGGCCGACTTTGAATCTGGAAAGTTGCGTGCGCTGTGCAACGTAGGGATTTTGACCACTGGTTACGACTTCCCTGCGCTGGACTGCATTGCATTCTTGCGGTCCACGATGTCGCCGGGGCTTTACCTACAAATGGCCGTGCGAGGCATGAGGCCGCACGCTGGCAAGGCCGATTGCTTAGTCCTCGACTTTGCTGGCGTGGTGGCCACACACGGCCCGATCACCAACGTGCAGCCGCCAAAGAAAGGTGGTGATGGCAATGGCGAAGCACCCCTCAAAGTTTGCGAGAACTGCGACGAGCTGGTGCATATCTCGGTGATGGTCTGCCCTGCCTGCCAGCATCCATTCCCGCCAAGGGAGGTCAAGAAACTGCAACTGCATGATGACGACATCATGGGGCTGGAGGGTCAAGAGCTTGAGGTGACAAGCTGGACGTGGCGTGAGCACACCAGCAAGGCGTCGGGCAAGCAGATGCTGGCTGTGACGTACTACGGGGGCTTGAGTGACCCGGCTGTGACCGAGTATCTGGCCATCACGCACGATGGTTATGCAGGCCAGTCTGCTGTGCAAAAGCTGATCACGATTGCAGAGCGTGCCCAAATTGTTTCTGGTGGTCTGAATGTTAAGACCATGATCGAGGTGGTGCAAAACATGAACAACGCAACACCTCCAAGCATGATTGAGTATCGCAAGGACGGTAAATTTTTCAAAGTAACGCGAAGGAAATGGGCATGAGACACGCTGAACCTGAGTTCTTGATTGAGTGGCGCGATTGGTATAACGCTGGGCCACCACGCTGCTGCCACACATGTGAGCACTACGGCAACGATGGCCAGTGCGTTGAGTTTTTTATGAAGCCGCCGGCAGAGTTTGCCGAGGCTGTTGGCGAGTGCCCCAAGTGGGAACGTGAGGTTCCGTTTTGACTGATCGCATACCAACGGAGCATGAGGAGCAGCGCGAGCTGGTGCGCTGGTTTCGCCAGACCCACAGAGGTGTTCGCATTTTTGCAATCCCAAACGGGGGCCAGAGAAGCATTGCCGCGGCCACCAGATTGAAGATCGAGGGGGTATCCGCTGGAGTGCCTGATCTTTTTATTCCCGCATGGCACTTGTGGGTGGAGATGAAGCGGATCAAGGGTGGCGTGCTCAGTGCCGAGCAGAAGGATTGGCTCAAGTATCTGGAGGAAGTGGGCTATTGTGCTAAAGTGTGCAAGGGCGCTGAAGATGCCAAGGAGCAGATCACTGCCTTTTTTAACCAACACAAGGACACGCTATGACCGAGAAAATCAAAGACCGCTACATGACTTTGCGCCTGCCTGCGGATGTGGAGGTGGAGCTGCGGAGGATGGCCGAGGCCAACACCCGCACGCTGGCCGCGCAGATTTTGCACTGCATCAAGTTGGAGCTGGCACGCCAGTTCGCAAGGGATAAAGCATGAAGCGGCCCAAGCGTTACACCATGCTGGACGGGCTGATGGCCAGCCCCACCGAGCCGCTGCCTGTGGAGTCACGCCGCCACCAGTTAACGCGCATGTATGCGGGGCTGGCCGCTATGGAGCAGGGTAAAAACCCCACGACTGACGATTGGCTGGTGGTGTCCGATGCGGTCAACCTTATGGAGACTCTGACCGAGACCATGAAGGTCTGCGAGGACAGTTCTGGCTTGCTGATGGACGCCATCACCGCAATGGCAATGGCAGGTAAGCGCAACCTTGCTGGTAACGCAATCAGGCTGGACGGGGCTGGCATTCAGGCTGTCCGTGCTGTGCTGGAGGACTATGCCGCCTTGTTGGATGTGCTGCCTGCACGCACCATGATTCACTGTCACCGCCTGACCGAGAAACGCATACACGAGATGCTGGACGGGAAGCGCAAACCGCATGATGTGGAAATCACTTCGATGTAAGGGTTTGTCCCTATAAAATAATTGTGTGAGATTGTGGGAAGTGGTGTTATGATTCAGTCATCAACAACCCAACTTTTGGAGGTCACATGACCGATTTCACTTTCTTTCCCGCAGACTTTAACTCCACCGAAATCATGGTGGTGGCCAATACGCCAGACGGCAAGCAATACCTTGCGGAGCGTTACGGCTTTGCTTGCGTTTCCATCAACATTCGCAAGTCTGCTGCTCCTGAGTTAGCAGACAGTTTTGAATTCCAGGGCTTGTCTTACTCTTAACTTAACCGGGGCCACAGGCCCCAAGAAAGACCACCATGAAACACCACAAATACAACCAGCACTACCAAGTCAGATCTGCCAAGCTGCACGCCCGTGCAGAGGCTGCACTGGACCTGCTGACCGCACTTGTCATCGGCATTGGCTTGGCTGCCTGCCTGTTCTATGGGTGGTCGTCATGAGCTGCATGAACACCCAAATTATGCACAGCCGCCAGTCTGACGAGGACAGGGCCGAGCGCCTTGAGTTTGCAATCGAGGCGCGAGCTGCCGAGCTGCTGAAGCACGGCGAGGCTTGCGACCCGATGGATGGCTTCAACATCGCCGAGGCGCTGGGCGAGGCAAGCACCAACGTCAAGATGGTGCTGGGCAAGGTGCTGGCCGAGCGCAAATTCGACCAGGTGGGGATTCTGGTGGATAGCGTCACCCGAGATTATTGGGGCAAAAAGGCCGATGAGATGGCGCGGGAGGAATTGGCATGAGGTTTGCGGCGTGGGAAGCGCACAACCTGGCCAAGTTTGCCCAAGACGCCGCCAAGCGGTTGTCTGAGCAAGACGAGCTGATCGAGAGTCTGCAAGCGGACTTGAAAGCAGCAATCCGTGCCTATCGGCACTTAGTAATCGAAAGAGCAAATGATGATCTATCCATCCGTACCGAACAAAGAATTCAAGTGGAGCAGCGGGGCTGACGTTCAAGCCACCTGGCGCAAGTGGGGCTGGACCCCGCCCTCAGAGAAGATGACACCGCCGCCGCCAGAAAAACAAGTGACATTTGAAAAAGTCAGGAGATTCAAATGAAAGACGAAGCATTGAAATTGGTGATGGAGGCGTTGGAGGCTGCAACACGATACGGCGCAGGGGGATTTGAGGATGCAAAAGACGCCCTGCGAGAAGCACAGGCTGCACAGCCAGCCGTGCCCGATGCGTTTGGAACGCGAGAGGGTGAGCATCCCCAATATGTGCAGGGCTGGAACGATTGCAGAGCAGAGATGCTGAGAGGCAAGCCATGACCTGTGAACACCAATGGCGGCGCGTCCTTAGCTTCATGTGCCCACGCGAACAGCAGCGGCGCTATGAGTGTCAAACTTGCGGTTTGCAGATTGAATGTTTTGAAGGGCCGATAAAAGAAATCGAAGCCAAACTCAAGGAGAAGAACACATGACCGCCAAACTCTACCGCGCCCAGGTCGTCACGCTGGCGCTGACAGAGGCCCAAGTCGCAGCGATCACCGAGCCTGCGCTTGCGGGCCTACGCAAAGAGCATGAGCGCATCCTAAAGCGTGAGGCTAGGAAGCTGGACAAGGCGCTCGCAGCGGCAAAGGAAGCTGCTGCTGACTACCAACGCACCCGTACCTTGGCACTCAAAGCCCAGGGCGAGATTTTCTATCTGAAACAAAAACTGAGGGAGAACACATGAACTGCTGCAACGATTTTGGAGACTGCAACCAGGGCCGCAACTGTCCGGTGCGTGTGGCTAAGTACAAGCCCGTGATGCGGGCCGCTGACCCGCTGCCGCCAAGCATCTGGCGTCAGCAGCTTCGATACTTGGCCGAGTGGGTGCTACTTAGCCTTGTCGGCGTGCTGTGGATAGCTTTTTTGTTGTTGCTATTTTGGAGCGTAACCAAATGAACCCATTTGACTGGAAGAAAGACCCGCGCCCGAGCATCTTTATGAAAGATGTTTCTTACCGCGCCAAAGGCGTACCCGCCACGACCGACTACAAGGCGTTTGGCATCTTCAGCCGGGCCAAGCCCAGCGTCAAGCCGTCCCTGAATAAGCATGAGCTACCCAAGGGACGGCTCTGAGGCTTAATTTCCCAACATCCCAGTGGCAGACCCAACAGCCGCAGCGCCAGTTAAAAGACCCGTTTTCGGTCTTTGCGCTCTGCGGTTAAGTTCTTGCAAGATTGCAGTTTGCTCAATGGGGTCAACGGTAAACAGACGCTTTTGCAAAGCCTCAGACGTTTCGCCGCTGATTCCCTTTGCTCTTGAAAGCAGTGCCTGACCACCAGCTCGCAACATACTCAATGGGTCACCAGTAGCGGTTGCTTGAGCCAAAGAACCCAAGAGGTTTGCATCACCTTGGACAGACAGGTTTTCTGCTGTGCGTGAGCCGCCAAGGATTCTTTGCTTGGTTGCGCTTTGCTGACCCAAGCCTTTGACGTACTGAGAAAATTCAGTGTAAGAGGCTTGATCTGGGAAAGCATTACGCAGCAAGAGCTTTTGATTTTCAGATTTGAATATCTGTTTGCTGAAA